AGTAGCAATACTTGTTCGAAGAATCTCTCCTGGCCCTTGTGCAGAAGAAATGTATCCTTCTAAATATTCTTTTAAAAAATTCTCTGTCTTAGACACTAAAATAATCCTCCAAAGGGGTTAGCTGAATTACCTATCAAAGATTGAAGTGCAGCATTTACTAATGAGTTTGCTAAAAAATTCTTCTTAGTAAGCTCCGGCTTGTTTTCCATACCAAGAGATTGACTAAGCAAACCATCAGCAACAGTGGGTCGATCAGATTTATCGCCGGACTGAACAGGCTTGGGTTGCTCACTTTTCATGTCTAGGCCGCCAGCTGCAGCACTTGCTCCTCCATAGCTTTGAGAATTTAAGGGTCCTAAAACATTTTGCGCTGTTTTATAAAGATCTCCGCCCTCTCTCATCCGAGGAACAGCACTTGCAACACTGGTTCCAAATGCATCTTTGTAATTAATATTTGCGTCTGGATTACCGCCTAAAACAGTTGCATATGCTTTTTGAATTCCCATGCCTGGTTGGTAACCGCGTTGTTGAAAATAACGTTCAACATACGGAAGTTGCTCAGCAATAGTCATGTCCCTGGAAGGGAGTCCTACTTCCTGCCTAGCTCCAGGTCCAAATTGAATTAGACCTCTATATTGGCCCCCTTCCCCGCCCATGACATTTGGACGGAAACCTGATTCCAGCTGGATTAACCCACCAAATTCATAAGGACTTAAACCTAAGTTTTGAGAAGTTTTTAAAAATGCAGCCCGGTCTGTGGGCGATAACCGACCTATTTGTGCCATTATCTCCACACCTCATTTAAATAAATTCTGGAACCAACAGCGGTGTCTGCAGGACCCGGTAATGCCTGGATAAATTCCGCACCAGAACGTTCGTAACGATAACGTGCTTGGAAAGGATCTTTGTAATTAGGAACGTAAAGAATACCTGCCAAACGATTTGTTTCGTACAGGTAAATCTCATCCCATACCTTCAATGCCTCCTTGGCATTGCTGGATTTAATCGTACGATCCACGTCACCCAGGATCGTTTCAATTCTGGTAGAAGGGGAATCAGCGACTTCAGTTTTCTTTTCTGCAGTGTCGCAGCGGCCAATCTGAATGGTGATTTTGTCGTAGAAGAATGAATCCGGAATGGTATTCATAGCTTCTTCCAAACGGGCATAATCACCCGCTGGGACAGAAGTTGTAAAGTAGCCCAGGTGATACCTGACCCTACTTTTATCAAAGTCAGATAGCTGCACTACAAAGCCTCCGCGTCATTCAATTATAAATTGATGTAATCAATAAAAAACCCCGGTTGCCCGGGGAAGAAGCCTTACACTCTAATCAAATCAGCAGCAATAACAGAATCCCAATCAACCCGCTTGATTTGCTTTAGTTGTTCGAGATTATTGAATCTTTCACCCGATAAGGACATCTGGAGATCTTTGATTTCCCTGGCTGTTTTAAGGCCGATGCCCTTAATATGATCTGCGATCATCTGTGCAGTCGCCCCATTGATATTGAGGCGAGTATCAGGCGGGAAGTTACGGGGTTCTTCCTTTGCTGCTTTATCTTTTACCTGAAGAGTTTTTACCTTTTTGGTAGCGGGCTCATCAGGTGTTAACTCGTTTTTGTAAGCGGTGAAAATGCGATCGTCTTGGTCTTGGACCATGAACCAATCGCCATTATCAAACTCACTGACAATTTTTACACGAGTTCCCGTCTTTTTGTGCTGATAAAGCATAAGGACCAGATTTTATTTCTGGTCCTAGTTTACCTCAATCAGCTAACAGTGCGGGCAGGGATATAAGCTTCAATATCCTCGTAGCCAGGTGCTTCATCAGGCTGCAGGTAGCAGACTTCAGTCACCAGGTAGCCCTTACGGTTTGCATCGGCATCTGCATCGGAGATGTAGAAACCGCCGGAGGTGGAAGTACCGGTCACGGTGGCGCGAGCGAACACCTTGAAGGTGGTAGCAGCGGTGATCTGCTTGTGGATCACGCCAGTAGCCAGACCAGCAGCACCGGTAGCGGTGGGGTAGGGCTGAGAGCTGTAAGCAGCAGAAGCACCAGCGAAGTAGATTTCACCAGCACGGACACCAGCAGCGGTGGAGGTCAGGTTGGCCTGAGCAACACCTTCGCCATCGCCATTAGCGGACACGGGGCCGCTGTTGTCACGGCAGAAGGAAATCACGTTGCCGGTAGCGGCGTAGACGCCAGAAGCAACGCGGCCATCACCCCAGCCAGAAGCCACAGAAACGGTGGCGCGATAAACGTAAGCAGGGATGGTGCTGCTGCCAGAAATCACCATGCCGGTGATATCGGTGCGGGTGTCGTCATTCCGATAAGGGGAAGGAACGATCACGTCGCCGGTAGCGGTAACGGCGGTGCCGGAGGCAGAAGGAACTGCCACATAACCGCGTTGTTGGAAGTAACGATAACCAGGAACGGCCAGCACAGAAGTGGGGCCGCCCTTGGTCTTGTCGTTGCTACCGCTGTCGTTGGTATCAATGTTTTTGTACCAACCGTTCAGAGGTTCTGCCCAGTTACCTGGGTAGATTTTCTTAGCCGACAAATAAGACATTTATTTCTCCTAGATGAGTTATCTATTTATAAGGATCAGATAGAGCCGTCGTCCTGGACGAAGCTGAAGCCGGTGGTCACGAAGTCCTTGTTCAGGATTTCGAAGCCAGCGTACAGTTGCCAGATAAGGATGATGAAGCGGCTGAAGTCATCGTTGTTGTTGATCAGCACCTGAGCGTTCGGGCCGCCGATACCAACACCGATGGACTGAGGACCGAAGAAGTAACCTTGGGCGACTTCTCTGGAAGAGTAGTTGCTACCACCATCGAAGGAAGAGGTGACGTTCTTGGTCGGGAAGTTGGTGGACTCGAAGAACTTCACACCTTCAAACTGGACGCCAGTAGGCATCACAGGCTCACCAGCCAGGAAGTAGGCCTGACCAGCCTGAGGACCCATGTAGAAGCTGGAGTTGTTAGGCATCATGGGGTTGCCCATGTACATGCCTTGACCAGGATTGCCAGCGTAACGGGCGATTTCGCGGAAGTCGCTGTCACGACGCAGGTGCATCATGAAGGTGGGATCCACGATGGCGCGATACAGGCCATCAGCGTAAGTAGGAACGTTACGCTTACGGAGGTCCTTAACAACAGTCAGCAGGTCAGTCTTAACGGAGAACTGCTGGGTCTGGGTGCCGTACTCAGCGGCGGAGTAGGAAACGCGACCGGAGGAATCCTTGGTCTTGCCACCAGCGAAGTAGTAACCACCCTGAGAAGTAGAGGCAGCACCGTTTGCTTCAGCTTTGGACAGTTCGTCGATGAAGACGCGGTCACGCCAACGGCGATAGTCGTCGAGCAGGGTCAGAGAACCGATGCTCTGGTGGAACATGTTCAGGTTGCCGGAATCCAGCAGGAGACGCTGAGCGGTCACCAGGGTTTCACGAGCAATCTTGAAGGTGCTGGGCTGGGTTGCATCACCCGGGTCCGCAGGACCGGTGTACTCCTTAAGCACAACAAGCACCTTCTCCTTGGTGATGTTGCGGCTGTTGGCGGTGCCAATGGTCTGGTCAGCAATGCGCTCACGGCTGTCCTTGGTACCAGGAGTACCCCAGAACTTGTAGCGGTCTAACTGAACGGTCTGACCGGGCTGACGGGTGAAGTCGTGGACGACCACGGGCTCAACCGCCATTTCCGCGATGTAAGCAGGGTGGGGGCGATACAGCTCCGCACCAAGAATCTTTGGAAAGTCGTTATCAATGAACACTTTAGTTTATCCTCCAGTGTCGCAGGGAATGTTTAGCGGATGAAAGATTCAGACATATTGATATGTCTTATCTAACACAAATTTTAGCAGCCGATAATTTAAGAAAATTACCGGCAAACTATCACTCCATTACAAACAGTTTGTTTGCAACAGTTTGAGGCTGAGCCTGGTTCAGAGTCCGCCAGGCGTTCTGGGGATCACGTGCCATTTGCTCGCTGAAAGAACCCCAGAAGTTTTCGGGGGCTTGGGGTGCTTCTGCCTGAGGGGGAGCAGGCATTTGCTGGCCGATTTGGGCCATAACATTCTGCTGCTGCTCAACAGGAGCGGTGGGATAACCTTTGGTTTCCAGTTCACCTTCACTCTCGTACACAGGGTACGGACCTTCAGGACCAAAGAACTTCAGGGTGTAATCAGACAGAACGTCAGGATTGGTCAGAATCTGGTTATAAGCAAGGTTTTCCTTATGCTCAGTAACTGAGAAGTTGGCGTAACCTTTTAAGCAATTAGTTGCCCTTTCTCCCCACGCGACGGCGCTGTCCAGCATCCCTTCCAGGTTTAGGGCGTACTGATTCAGAATTGCCGGTGCCTCTGTTCCGTAGTTGGCTACCACCATCCGGCTTTCCGGACTCCACTCCAGCAGATTCGCCACGTCCTCTAATGAGTTGATCGAGGAGGTTGGGGAAGAGTTGTTGGATGATGTCTGGTTTGTTTGCCAGGTCGGCTGAGCCGATGGTGCCGAGGTTTGTGCCGGGGCTTGAGGTGCTCCGTAATTCGCCGGGCTGTACTGAGTCGGAGAGGATGGTTGACCCTGGAACGGGGATTGCACCGGGCTGCCCAACAGGTTCACCACCTTGTTGAATGCCGACTCCCATGGATTGCCCTGCGTTTGGTCCGAACCCTGGGATGGGGGGACGAATGCTGACGGGGCGGATTGGTAACTGGTAGTCCCCTGAGGTGCGGCCTGGGGAACCGCCTGGGGGTAAAGAGTTCCCACTTGGGCCGGTGCCGGGGCTGGAGCTGCCGGTGCTGCCGGTGCTGCCGCCACGTAACTGCTCGGAGCCACTGCGGGTTGGCTCGTCTGTGGGATCGATTGGACGGTAGCGTCCTGCATAACTCATCTCCTTTT